CCATACTGATCATCCGTGGCTTTCATCTCACGACGAAAAAACCCGGCCTTAAAGGTGTTCGGCTCCAGTCCACCGGAGACATCGGTATTACCACCATATCCGAATGCTGAATGCTCGACAGATGCAATCTGAAGCGGGGGGAGGATGTTAAATTTCTGGTCGCCCTCATTACAAGGAACACCATCCTGTACCTTATTGCGCATGGGCGGCAAATTACGGGTAGTTTCAGCGCTCACCCATTTATCAGCCGCCTCCTCCTTTTTCGGGGGGATGGTGATTTGGAATTTTTCAGCAAGAGACATAATAAACTCCTAAAATAAAACCCCCCGACCGAAGACGGGGGGTTTCCAGTTTCACTTACAAGACCTTCGGAAGTTATTCCGGAATGTCCCGAGGCTGAGGCATCCAACCATCACCGGGAAAACTTTCACCGCCCATATAAACACGCAGAGGCATTTCATGAATTTCGGCGTTTTCTTGATTGCTGATGTCCATACCCGGAGGCAAGAAGTTCAGCTTGGCTGCTTCACCATAAGGCTGATTATTCTTATCCAGATAACCATCAGTGATGAAACCAGAGAGTTCACCGATATCATTGTGGGTACCGCTCAACCCGCGAATCTCAGATGGTGCGCCCTTGTTGAGCGGTTCCGAGAAAGGTTGGTTGCCAGTGGAACCCGACAACTGACCATCATACTTACCGCCGTGATTTCCGAGCTTGACGTCTTTCGTGGGCAGAGACTTCAAAACAGGATCTTCCTGCACCGATCGGTACATCTTCTTCACGTGAGTGTTGTTCGTAGCCATTTTGATTACTCCTTAAAGTACTGGGCCAGTTATTGGGTAACGTTGGCCAACGGGGTCGGCGCGTATTCCAGAGCGAAAGCAGTGATTGCGGAAGCGTCGGTACCGCGAACGATGTAGATTTGATCACCTTGGTTGACCGAGAATCCACCAGTCGCAGAAACACCAGCAGGAGCGCTGGGAGCACCCGATTGTGCGACACCAGTTGTAGCGGTACCATACAATGCGACCGATCCGTAAATACCCGCTGCATTAGTTTGAGTACCAGTTGCGGTACCATTATACTGCGAAGCAGCGAACGGCCCATAAGTTGCAGTGGACAGCACAGGCGTTGCACCTTGCGCTGCGGTATTGGTGATACGAATGACGGAGAACGAGTCACCGTTGATATTCGTTACCGTTGCCGTGCCATTCCAGAGGGTCGACGTGGAAGTACCAGCAGTTGTCAACGAGAACACAGCTGCAAAGATCTGCAAAGCAGTGAATGCAGTGAATTTCGAAGTCAGACCAGAAGCACCAGCAGCGAGTGCCGGAAAAACGTGAGAGTAACGAGCAATGTACGCCGGATGGTCGTACGACATGTTCTTGGTAGCCATGAGTAAACTCCTTATATGTGGACCTCCCCCACGTTATTAACGGTTTGGATGGCCGAGGGGGGATAGGTCCCCCGGCCCCGCGTTTAGAGACTAATTCGCTTGATTAGGCTGCAGAATCCCACTTGACGATACGGGCATTCAACGGCAGGGTATGTACGATACCGAAGCCGCCGAGGTAATACCACGCCACGCCCTTCGAGCGGCCATAATCCGTGGGGATCTTGCCGCGCATTTCTTCAGGTACTGCGATAGCTTCAGCTACGGTATCATTACCGAAGAAGAAGATCCAGTCGGAGTTACCTGTAACCCAAGGCGTTTGAGTAATACCATCAACGCCAGAACCTTTCGCGATGTTGGTTTGTTCAACATAGCGGCAATTCTCGTAACGACCAATTTCACCATTCATGATCAGCTTAAAGCCAGTATCGCTGTATTGATGGATGGTCTCAAGGTTGTTCTTGAACGAACGCAGAGTAGTGGGCCACGCGAGCGCATAATAATCATCGCCGAGGTATGCCGGGATATTGCGTTCCTTCATCAGGTCAACAACAGCCTTAGCGTGAGCGTTACCGTACGCGATAGTATTGGTACCGGTCACAGTGCCGTTGGTATACAACGTGATCGCGTTGGTGGAAGTACCGCCAGTCGGGATCGCACGAAGCACAGTCTGGTTGAACTGGTTCCATGCAAAACGGTCGAACGTTTTGACGGCATCGTTCTTGAGAACCTTCTGGACCAGTTCCATCACCGGGAACTTGGACAAATTGTCCAGCTTACCGGAGTACGGTACCGAGTTACCAGCTTCAGTGATCGTCAAAGTACCTTGAACGATCGTGAAATTGGATTCCGGCATCGTGTTGGTTTCGGTCAACACACCACCAGCGGTGGCAACGTCAGAAAAAACGTCCCACGTGAAAATATCACCCTTCTTCTTACCTTGTTGAGAGGCATCGCGAACATCACAAAACTGGCGGAACTTCACCAGAGGTTGGACGTTCATACGGAGAACGTTCGACAACTGGCGGCTGTACATGAAGCCGCCCAAAGAATTAACTGCCCAAACTTGACCTGCCATGATATGGCTCCTTATAAATGGTTATTGACGAGTTGCCGGTCCCTGCATCCATTGTGGGCCACCACGAGCTTGGGCCATTTTTGAGATGACAGAGGACGGCGATTCTTCTGGTTCTTCATCAACAGTCGACGCAGTCTTTTGGGACGCTGCCTTAGGGACCGGGGTCGCTGCTGCTTTACGGGCTAATTTATCAGCACCGGGCGCTGTTGCAGGAGTAGGATTGCGTTTCTTAGCCATCTCATCGGCCCATTTACGGATCGAAGTACCTATGGCTTTGTAACGTTCCTCATACGGTCGAGCATCCTTTTGAGCAACTAGCTTCCTGTCCATATCAAGAGCCATTTGATTTAAAACCGGATCCTCGACAATATCCCTGAAGTCGCTTCGGAACTTAGAAATAGCTTCATTGAAGGTCAGTCGCTCATCAATCGTGCGGGCAATCTCGTCCTGAGTAATGGATGGAGTTTGTGCCTTACGAATAGCGCGCACTGCCGCTTTCGCTTCTTCTTCACTGCCCATTTGTATCGCCCGTGCCAAGGCTAGGTCGGCTTCGTCTTCGTCGACGACCTGTTGCTGAGGTTCAGGGTCCACCTTTGTGGATGCCTGCGCCTTTTGCAATTGTTCATTGCGGAGCCGTGCGGCTTCTGCAAGATATACGTCGGCTGCATCTACTTTAGATGCTATAGCCAACCATTCATCAACGCTGCGCGTAACATCTTTTCCATTGATCTTCCGAGTGATCATCTGGGGTTGCTGCTGCGTTTCTTCTGTGCCGGACTCCTGCGCCAGACGATCAATTTCAGCATCCGCTGTTGCGTCTTTTACAGTTTCATCAACCAGCTGTTCTTTGGTCCCGTCCGCGTGCTGTGCGACGAAAGGTTCAGTTTCACCGTCATCGTTGATATCCAACAATTCTTCAGCGCGAGCCTCATCATTCTGATCGTTGATACGGTTCATAAAAGCAAGACGGGCATCATTACCAGTGCCAATCGTTTCACCAGTTTCACCGAGGTCGTTACCTTCGCCGTCATACGGTATTTGCTTACGGAATTGCTTGAATTTCATGATTTACTCCTAAGAACGGTCTTCAATAATACCTAATGCGCGCAATCCGTCACCTACGGCGTCTTGCAACCATCCAGCGAACTTGTTGGATAACAAAATTTTGTTTTGAATAGCTCGAACAGCTTCGACGTTCGAAGGGTCTACTTCCAAGAATTCGATCTGCGCATTCACTTTTTCTTCTTGAGCACGGGCAAGCAGATACTGACCAATCTGTGAACTGATGAACTGCTGAACTTGTTCACCAAACACAGCGCGACGAATCATTAGAACTTCGTCTTCATCAGGCACATTGTCACTCATGCCGCCTCCGATTGTGGTTCAGCCGGTGGAGATGGCTCTACTTGAGGAGCAGCACTAGCTTGGCTTCCTACCTGAGTTGCCTGATCCATCGTATGTTGATGGCTCATTTTATCCATCTCGTGTTGACGCGCAATGCCCATCGTCACCACTTCATGAGCCTGCTTTTTATCCTGCTCGCGAATCGCACGGAGATGTGTAACCGAGGCTCGCATGTTAGCGCCATCTTCTCGAATTGCGGTTTCTTTCAACCGAGTTTGCGCCATGATCTGAGTAGCTTCCTTCTTCACTTGGAAGCCAGTCATCTTCTCTTGGACCTTCTGGGTCAGATCGGCAATCACCTTTGCCTGCTTCTGAAGCAGATCCTGCATCTTAGCAATGTTCGGGTCATCATTCGTGAAGAACCGGGTACCGTCTGAATAACCCATATGACCAAATATTTCTCGCCCTACTTCTTGCAAATTAAGCCCTGGTACAGGCTCTTTGGTCATTTCGATATACGTCTTCATTCCAGCGAGGAATTTCTGGAGCTTCATGTTCGGGTCTGTTGCACCCATACCAACATTGACTGTTAGCGTTAACTCTTTTTCAAGCACTTCATCAGTGATTTCATCGAGGCCGAATTTCTGGAATAATTGGGCTTTTTTAGCGACAATGGCCAAAATATTCTGGTCTGTTTCGTACTTCTGTTCCAACAACACTAGCTGACGCAAAATAGGTTGTACGAACGTTTCGACGTAAGTACGGAGCAAATATTCAACTAGCGTTCCAGTACTTTGAGCGAGAATCTGCATGTTCCGGGCCGGGCCTTGAATGCCTTTATCAGCCATAACCTGACCAGCCGAAAAATTGCCCATCAGATCGTTCATGTCGTTGTCGATCCGACCTTGTTCTTCGAAAGCTGACCCGGTGACATCAGGCCATGAAATCTCGCGGACGTCATTGATGGGGTCTTCCATCATAACAGCACCGCCGGGGACGTTGCGCATCAAGCCGGAGATATCAACATCACGACCCCGCTTGACGAACCACTTCTTATTCAAAACAAATTTGACATTGTCAATCCGCTGATTCGCGACCTCGTTCGCCTCTTCCTGCAGCCCTTTCCCTAATTGAGGAAGAGAAGAAGGCATTATCCGGTGTGCTTCAAGAATGCAAGTTCCCATGACATAGGGCCGCAAACCGTGAAAGACAGTCTCGACCAGAAGGCGGGGTTTGGTCAGCAACGCAGTGTCGCCAAGAGTATAGAACTCCCAATCCATACCTTTACGCCGATGAATATGCCGTTGAACCCAAACCACCTCATAATCGGGCAACGATTTGCCATCAGGGGTATACGGATCATCACGATCCTTGCCACGAGCAGCGCGAGTCGAATCCTGTTTAGTGTCTGCCGCCGCCCGGATCAGTTCGTCGCCCAATTTGCGCCAGACTTTGTCCTCCATCTTTTCGCGAATGTCCATGACGTACATCGGAATCAAATGAATAACGTACGGGGATGAATTGATGGGATCGACCCAATTTGCTCCGGGATCAATGCGAATATTTTCAACCGGGATAAGGTCGATGACGGGCTTATCGACTTTTGGTTTTGCCTTCGGAGGGGGATTCTTTGCCGTGGCGAGCACCACCGCAGGCATCTCAGGTCCGTAGTCCTTGTACTCGTCCTGTGAAGGCGGCTCCAACGGATCACCGATAGCACTCAACGCTACCTGCCAAGGTGTTTCTTGATCGTTTTCTTCTCCAGCTTCCTCAGCTGATTTCACACCAACAGGTGTTACGATGTCTGCTCCCTCTGGTAACATCGATTCAGCTTGCGCTGGGTACTCATTCGACATTTCCGAAGCACCCAAAGTCAATGTCTCAGACTCAGCTGCATCTTCTTCAGATTTTTCTTGTTCGAAGTCCCAATGCACGTGGGCACAGGCAACGCCCGTGACTTGTGCGTCCTGTAATCCACCAAGTACGATTTGATACCAAGGTATCGATTTCGTCAACCGATACTGCAGCAATTCTTTCATGACCATCGCAGAAGCCGCTTCAACCTTATTAGACTGGTCAACCGGCGTAACATTGGTCGTTTCCATATTCGAAAAAAACGCCGCAGCAGCAGCAGCTTCATTCTTACGAATTATAGAACGGGTCTTCGGACGATAAAGCTTCGATCGCTTATCGTACGCAGCCATATTATACTTGCTGTCAGCAGCATGCTGATTGTTGAATGCACGAATGGAATCATCCCACATCTTGCGGAAATTGTTGTCCATGTAACTCGTACTATCACGATATGCATCTTGTGCTCTTTTCAGCCAATCGCCATCCCCATAACCATCAGTCTGACCGTCTTGTGGGGCCAGTTGCGCTGTTGGAGCACGATTGTTTTGTTCGAGCATTCCCATTAGAGTTCCACCTGTTTCAGGTTAGAATTAGAGAATATTTTGCCAGTGTTTCTTTCAACACCGACGACTCGATCATCAAATAGAGCTATCATTCCGGGATCCTTCTTGTTAGTGATTGGAAGGATACGGCCAAAATTTTCTTTGCTAAATTTACGAATTGCTGGGTGAGGTTTTCGGGCTGTGAATATACGGACATCATATCCTTCATCCAGCCACTCATTGACTTTCTTGACCATCTCTGGTATAGGCTGACCAACATGATCATCACCCCGATACTCATCATAATGAGCAAGGGTACCATCAAGATCAACACCAATCCATGAGTCATGAAAACCCTTTTGTTTCACTTCTTCCACTCACCGGTTGTGCCAACACGAGGTTTATATGTATCCTCAGGAGCGGAAGCAGCTGGTTTTGGACCATTTACCGCTTCATCAACCGCGTCGTCCACTTTTTTCGGACGCTCTTTGATACGAGTGCGAGCATTCGCGGCTTCACCACTGCCGAGGAGATTATCATTAATCCATTCTTTGAATGTCGCCACGGTATATCCCAATGATAAGAATGATGACAGCTATATAACCACACAAAGGAAACAACATCAGTTGCCATCCGATAATGGCAACAAGCGTCGCTAATTGTTGGTAGGTCATAGCTGGTACTCAGTTCCAAACTCTCCTGACCAACGGCCACGAGGCATTCCCATGCGTTCCAATAACTCGCCCCCCGCCCGCATAGCCACAAGAGCCAACTTCTTCGGTGTGATTTCTTTCGCACCATCGATTGTGAACCCATAACGGGCATCGCCAGCCATATGCTTAACGACCAAAGTCATTCCGGGTGCCCAACCAACCATCCAAGGGTGGTCAGGGTAAATCCGGGTAAGCAGAGTGGCCACCTCTTTGGCTTTGTGCTCCATCTCAACTGATTCTTCGTCGATGGACGTGACCTCAACGGTCCGAACATCGATTTCGTCAGCAAGCAAAGAATTCGAAGCAGTCATTGAGTAGTAACCACCGGAACATCAGAAGCAACTGCCGACGCCGACACAACAATCGATTCATCAGGAGTCGAAGCAGTGACGGACTGGCTGATGCCGAATTGATATCCGGCATCAAAAACACCGCGAAGAGCAGCCGATTCAGAAACACCAAGATTTTGGCGGTAAAGATTTTGAAGATCTTGATCAGTCATAGCATACCTAGCTGTTCGGTTTGAAGAGCGGACACTTGTTCGGTGGTCAAAGGAGCGACGTTTTGTGTATCGACGCGGGCACCAGCCAATCCCATGATGCCTTCAACTATTCCTTGAGTGCGGCCAGCTTGAAAGATAGCCTCACACGCGGCCCCGTGCGATTCCGCGTAATGCTTGGTGTAGATCTCAGTAGGGCTTGCCATATGTCACCTTAATTGTTCATGGACTAGATTCTATCACATGGACGAGGGTGTGTCAATCCCCTGCGGTTCAGCGGGGAGAACTTCGGGCGGCGGTACGTTCTCCAACCCATCAATTTTCTTTTTCAACTCCCCGATGTCGTGCTCGAGAATGGCGATCTGACCAGCAAGATTCACGCATGTATTCATGGCGTGATCGCGTTGCGACACCAGCATATTGATCTGGGCTTGGACTTGTTTTTCGACAGACACTTAACTGCTCCTTGGTTGATTGAACTAACTCACAAAACGTTATTTAAGATTGCTCCGCAGCGCCGCGATCTGAACCTCAACCTGAGCCACGGCAGCAATGCCAGGAATCTGCGACAAATCCACCGCAGGGTTGGCGGTCTTAATCGCCTGAACCATCAGGTCAGTTATGTCGCGCAAATGACGGTGGGTGAAGGGCGTGGCTTGCTCAATGGCGACAATTTGGGCGAGGGTTTGCTGTGCCGTGGTAGGCACGGGCGCAGGCGTGGGCGTGTTGCCTGCTGC